ACTCTCCCCTTCCTTTTGGTTTAAGCCCCACAGCGGTTACATGAGAGATAACCTCGGCTTTGAACTCAGGGGTATGGGTTCTTCTTTCCTTCTTCTCTTGCTGTTTGTTGTACTTTACCCCACGCCGACTCGCAGCCATAGTGAGCCAAGACTGAATTCGTACCTTTGGCTCTCCGAGCTTCTCCGCAATCTCAGCCGGCATCGTCCCATCAAGACGTAGTTGTATAGCCTCCTGACGTTTCTTCTCATCTTCTGGGGAGAGGGGCATATCAGACAGCCTTCAGGTGGGAATGCTTTGATGCTCGTCTGGTGAGGTTCATCTGCCCTGAGGCCCTGGCAGCAATCCTCTGGGTACGTTGGAAGTAGGTCTTCAGCTCTGGCATGGTCAGATTCCCGAAGTCTTCTCCACCCTGCATAGCAAGCCCCACAGAACCCAGTCACCTTAGCCGCTTCCCAACACCCCGGGGTGGCACAATTAGGCTTCTCATCCTTATCCCCATGCGTTCTGTGAACTCGTAGAGCTGATGCCATGTATCCTCCCAAAGGGGCCTGAATGCCCCTGATGTCTACCTTTTAGACGCACCTTGCCTCTTTGTCAAGTCCTTTCTTTTCAACCAAGGGGGAATCTTTCCCGACCACAATTAGGGTATTGACACCCACCGATTTGAGGTGTAAACCTGCACAGGTGGAGGCGATGAATGAACGTTTCCCGGTCTCCAAGGACGTTAAACGTAGAGTGGCAGACACACATTCGCTCCTTACCCCCGGTGATCCAGACCCCCCCTTCCACCCCCCCAAGGGCAAAGTGTCCTAGATGTGGGGGGGAGGTTAAGTGGGAGGAACTGGAGACCTACTGGGAGGGGTATTGCTTGGACCAGGACTGCTCCCTCTACGGGGGAGAAGTTTAGTCGTTAGGTTGAAAGGGAGGATATGAAGATGACCGATCGGATGACGAACGAGAAGGCTTCCGTGATCAATCAGGTGAACAAGATCAAAACCCTAACCGAGGAGTTGGATTCCGCCGCCAACAACCCCTCCAGGATTAGGGACATCGCATCCAGCCTCCACACATGTTGTGAGGCGTTGGAGATCTTCGCCTCCAACCTCCCGACCAACTACACCCAGGCTCAGGGGCAAGGGGATCAGGCCCACCATTCCACCTAAGTCGTAACCCTCCGGACTAGAGAGGTCCCCTTCCACAAAGTTCCTCGGAAGTTCCCCCTCTAGTTCCCCTCAGGGGTGGCCCCTCCCTGGCCCAGAAAAAGGGGCACTTTCCTCCTATACTCCGTTACCAGCCCAAGAGAACAGGAAGGGCTCCCCCCTCACCCCTTTCCCCTTTCTAACAACCCCTTCAGGGAGGATGGTCAGGGCTTTATTGATATGGTAGAGCTTCAACCCTGTTAGGGAGGCTAGCTCATTAATGTTGAGAGGATCTTTACTTCTCTGCAGGATGGTTACCAAGGTCTCTCTAGCCGCCGTCAGATCAATTTGCATAGGGGCTCCTAGGAATACATACTCATAATTAACATAGTCAAGGAGGAGGGTCTTCGGGGTCTGCTCATACCTCCCAAGGGTGTTTATCTGCCTCTGGGTCCCCCCTACATCCCCATAGGAGGACATCATCATTGCCTGATCCACACATCCGAAGAGGGAAGAGGCTCCCCTAATATTCCTCCCACCATTCCCCTCCCCCTTCCCGGAGTGATGGACCAAGAGAACAGCTGCCCCGGTTGAGCGGGCTAGGGTGAGGAGGGGGGTGATGGCATTCAAGACCTCTGAGTTGGAATTCTCATCCTCCACCCCGATGAATCCAGCCAGGGTATCTAAGACCACCAATCCAATATCCTCCTGCTTAATGAAGGTGGCCATATCGGAGTAGTTCTTCGGGGAGGGGGATAGGCGTCCAGCGTGGATGAAGATCCCATCATCATCTGCCTCTGTCACCCCGAAGTGCTCCAACCTATTCCTAACCTCCCTGGGGTGTTCCTCCACAGCTAGGATCAATACGTTGACCTTCCGGGTAGGGAGGCCCAGGAAGGGCTCCCCTCTGGCGATACACTTTAACAATCCATAGAGGAAAGTTGACTTCCCAAGTTTCATGTAGGCTGCAAACAGGCACAGAGACCCCAGGGGGATCATCGGCTCCCAGACCCAAGCAATATCCGACGAAACCTCCCCGAGGAACGCCTTGGCTCTTTTTGGATGGAACTTCAGATGTCCCCTCCTGGCCCTCTCCTTGCATCCCTCCACCTCAGGATCGCTCGACTCATCACTCCAGCATAGGCCCTCCCCAAGGTCGCCAAGGGGATAGAATCGCCTTTACAATCCCCGGAAGTCAATCCTTACAACCCACCTATCTGACACATTCCAATAGCCCAGATTGGAGGGGAGAGGTTTTTGTTCACTCCCCTCTTTTACAACTCCTTGAGCTGTATAGGAGTCAGGTTTCTTTCCCGTCACACTCTCGCCATTTGTGACTAATAAATGACTTCTTTAAGAGACATGTAAACCCCCTTGACACCTCCTCATGGATAGTTCACTATCCACTCTGCAATCCCTACAGGGCCACCTGTGGAAGATTTTGCAAAGTGAGGAGAAAGACCTAAATGAGCCCCATAACAGAGCCCAAGGTGACGATAGAGGACCAGATGTGGGTTCTCTACAGCAGATTGCGAAAAATGAAGTGGGAGGATCTCCAGATCGAGTTGAGGAGGGTTGAGGAGACCTTGAGGAGGGATCAGTGAGGTTACTGGTGGAGGTTACGGAAAAGCACATACGTCGGGGGAGGTCTCTCTGTGGTCTCCCTGGAGCACGAATAACCTCCTGCCCTGTTGCCCTCGCAATCCGGGATAGATTATCCGTGCCTCCTGATATTAAAGCCTATCCCCAGGTGAAGTGTGACCGGGTCATCTTTGGTGTCTTCGATCAGCCCTGCCTCCCCCTCCCCAGGTCAGCCCAACGATTCATCAGCAAATTTGATTCAACCACGAAGGGCAAACCCTTTCGCTTCTACCTCCAGGGGCAGCTTTGAGTACATACCTGGACGATGAAGTCCCCTGCCCATGTGACCTCTGCCGGGAGGAGCAGGACAATGATCGTCCTCTGGGGCTCCTCTACCTCTCAGGCCCCATGAAGGGCCTCCCAGAAAACAACTACCCTGCCTTCTATGAGGCTGAGAAGAAGGCCTTGGATGAGGGCTGGGATGTGGTGAATCCAGCTGCCCTGGATGATGCAGATCAGTCCATAGATCCAGATGGGGAGGATGCTGATCGGAAGTATGCCCAGAGAGATCTAGGGGCTCTCCTGGAGGACTGTACCCACATCGCAATGCTCCCAGGGTGGGAGGGGAGTAAGGGGGCCAGGGCTGAGAGGGCTGTTGCGGAGTGGATTGGGATTCCCATCCTGGACGCTTATTCTCTCCAACCTTTGGATGAGGAGTTGAATGTGGGGCCCATCAAGACCCCAGACTGGTTCTCCGCCCCTCTCCCCGATCACCGATTAAAAGAAATCACTCTTACAACCAATCACAAGAATGCACCAGATCCCTTCATCCGTACCTTTGACACTGGAGCTACCAGGGACCTGGACAATTCCAAGCTGCAGTATGCAAGGTTCATGGACCCATTGGTGGTCAAATCCTACGCCGAGTACATGCAGAAGAACCGCCTCCAGAAAGATGGATCGATAAGGGCTGGGGACAACTGGAAGAAGGGCTTCACCTACCAATCCTATATGGACTCCCTTTGGAGGCATCTCCATAGAGTTTGGGAATTACATGAGTGGCACCTTGGGGATGGGGAGAGCTGTGAGGATGACCTTCAAGATGCTCTCAACGCTCTGATCTTCAACGCCTCTGGATATCTCTATCGTCTCCTTACTGAGGATCTAACTAAGCCTGATAGGCATGACAAGGTGAAGGACTAGTGGAAATGTCTCTCAAGAAGCAGGAGTGGTTTTGGGCTAAGGTGGATCGGAAAGAGGGACACTGTTGGAACTGGTTAGCCTATAAAAAGGATGGATATGGAGTCTTTCAGATCAATCACAAACCCCGAGGAGGCATTGCTATAGTTCGTCAGGCACACAGAATAGCGTATGAACTATTACGTGGACCTGTGCCAGCGTATTTAGTACTAGATCATCTTTGTGAGAATCGTGCCTGCGTGAACCCAGATCACTTGAACCCAACTACCTTGATTGCCAATACTGCTAGAAGTCCCCGCTGGGCTGGTAATCGTACACATTGTCCCAAAGGACATCCCTATTCGCAACGTAATACACTCTGGCACAAGTCTCGTTATGGCCGTCGCTGTAGCACATGTGCAGCCAAGAGCAGTCGAGCTACATACCAACGCAAACATCCTAACGCGAAGCCATACAAAGAGCGTATTGCCCGTTTGGATGAGGCTGCATGATGACACAACCGATTTGGCTTACTGACCGTTCCCGCTATAAGACAGGACTAGAAGAATGTCTTATGAAGCGTTACCTGAGTTACCACGCTTTTGGTACGGGGATAGTAAAGGCGGCCAAGTCTATCCCCTTAACTTCCGGGATATCGGTTCATGAGATCTTGGCGACGGTATTGGAGACGGCGAAGACTAACCCTCATAAAGCCCAGGAGCGAGGATTTCTCAACCCGTTACTTTCTACAATGTTGGCAGCCTACAAAACCCTGGTGGAGAAGGATGGTTGGTTGGACATGGAGAACCCTGAAGAGGGTAAGTGGGTTCTCCAAGAGCAACTCACCCTTGTGGAGGGACTAGTTCGGGGGTGGGTGAAGGTTCACCTCCCCATCCTCCTCAAGGAGTTTGACATTGTGGATGTTGAGAGGGAAGAGCTTCTCAATATCGAACATGAAGGGTATCTGATAGGGCAGATGGGCAGACCGGACTTCATAGCCAGAAGGAAGAGTGATGGGGTCCTGACCCTCCATGATTTCAAGACCACCTCCTCAGTGGATGAGGGATATGTGGCCTCCTTCCGAAACTCCGTCCAGATGGCCATCGGGACAGCTGCTGTGGAAGCTAGAAGGGGGGAGCCTGTCCCCCAGTATTACGTTTGGGCCCTTGTGAAGGGTGGGAGGAATAAGTTCAAGAAGCAGGGGCAACAAGATGGGTTCAAGAAGCAGTTCTCCGACTTCTGCTATGTGAACTACTCTCCCGGTAACCCACCCATCACCGAACCCTCCGTTCGTACCACAGGGTATTGGGCTGATAAGACTCCAGTGTGGGAACTCCCTCACCCTTCCCCCTCAGAATGGCTGATCGATACCCTCCCCGAGAGTAACCTCTGGTCACACTTTGTGCAGATAGGTCCATACGATAGACAGACGCACATGATAAGACAGTATCTCCTCGCTATGAAGAACCATGAGGTGGGGTGGATCAAGAACCTTTGGAAGGCATATCAGGTAGAGCAACTCCAGGGGTGGGATAATGAGGTTTACCAAGACCTCCTCACTGTTCTCTTCCCCCGCAGTTACGATTGTCAGGGATATGGCTCCCCTTGCCCATTCGTGAAGATCTGCTTCCGTGAGGATGACAATTGGAAGGACCCCTTAGGATCAGGGAAGTACATCCGTCGAGAACCCCATCATGAACCCGAGGTGGTGCAGTTTCGAGAGAGGGGTTTGGTATGACCGCCTACCTCTTCACCCTAACCATAATCGGAGTCTTTCTAGGAGGTGTGATAGTGGGGTTTGTTCTGGGCTGGAAATCCCTGGACAGTTTCAATGACTGAGGTGGAAGGGCATGTCACCGACCTGGACATTCTCCAGGACACCATAACCACCATCATGAAGGCCATGGTTGCCTGGGCCATTCCCTCCAACCACACCACAGCTACCGCAATGATGCTCCTCGGGATAGATGAGATGAAGAGGATGAAAGCAGGGGAAGAGGAGATCAGGGGACTCTTCCAGGTGCTTTTAGACATGCCCCTGCTGGAGATTCGAGATGACTCCAACTGAACAGACGGTGATTTGTAAGGGGAAGGTAAGACATGCGAGTAGGAAGCAAGCCCAGTGTCACCTCCTTGCAGTACAGAGGCGTAAGGGGGGACCGCAGAAGAAGGCCGATAAGAGGGGTCTGCACGTTTACCAATGCCCTATCTGTCAAGACTGGCATATAGGTCATGCCTCTTTGAAGTATTTCGAGAAAGGAGCCTGAATGAGCGAAGACATGGTACCTGTCATGAAGGAGGAGATCGTTGTTGCGGATAAGTATCAGGAAGCAATGGAGGCTATGTTGGTTAAGGGGGACCTGTCCAAGTTCTCCCTAGAGGATCGTAATAAGTTCCTGTATAACTTGGCCAAATCCCTGGGTCTCAACCCCGCCATGAAACCCTTTGACATTATGAAGACCCAAGATGGGAGGTTACTCCCATATGCGAACAAGGGGGCTGCTGAACAGTTGCGCGGATTGAAGGGTGTCTCCTTAGCCCTCCTCTACGATGGCCCCATGCAGGGGAATGCAGATGTGTACATGTACCGTGTTGAAGCCACCATGCCCGATGGGAGAAAGGATATCGCCACTGGAGCGGTACCCATCAAGGGCCTCCAGGGGGAGGCTCTCTGCAACGCTTACCTGAAGTGTGAGACCAAGGCTAAGAGGAGGGTCACCTTCTCCATCCTCGGGTTGAACATGTTAGATGAGACAGAGGTCTCCTCCATCCCAACAGGGAAGAGGGAACTGTCCGGTCCTAGGGTTGCTGTCCCACCAGCGGTGAAGGTTCTGGAAGAGGAGTACCTGGACACTATAGAGGTTGATCCCCCCAAGGCGGTTGCTGTAGCAGAGCCCAAGAGGGCATATCCGCCTGTTGCTCCTCCAGTGGCTATAGCAAGGAGGTGAGATACCAAGTAGTCATCAACGGCGTTCCTGATATTCAAATCGAGTCCTCTACTCTCAACAGAGCAATCAAGGCATACCTGAGATGGAGAGCTACCGAGGTGAGGGAACTCCAGTACGGAGAGGCAAAGGGAACGTATTTTCTGGACTCAACTATAGAAACCCTTGAAAACAGAAAGAAGACAAATGCCATCTCTAAACGATCTGGACCTCCTCCCCGAGGAGGACGTAACCGTAACCGACCTAGACCAACTCCAGGAGGGGAAGGCTCAAAGGCCTGACCCTCCTCAACCTGGATCCTATCGCTTCACCATCCCTGAGAACGTGAAGGAAGCCTATGAACTTCTGGATACCCCGAATGGCCAGAAGCTTGAAGTCCGTTTCGAGGATACCAAGGCCCTCATCCTCTCCGCATCAGGTCTCCCCTTCTGGGTCAGAATCAACAATGAAACCAGGGAGTATAGGGGGAAGCCTCAGAATGCCTTCGCTTCCCTCCTCAAGGCCCTGAGGGAGAAGGGTTCCGTTGGCTCCATCTCCACCTACACCAAGGCCCTGGATAAGCATGCTGGGGATCAGTTTGTGGCTGATGTGACCTATAGCGCCAGTTGTTCCCCTAAGAAGGACATCTTCATCCCTGGTCGTCAGGAGGATGGAGGAGGGGTTCAGCAGGGGGTCAAGGGTTGTGGAGCCAAGTACCGCCAGGAGTCCTTCACCACGAAAGCAGGGGTCTCGTATGGAGCAATCCCCAGGCATGAAGATGGCTCCTTCTCCAATCGATTCACCTGTTCCTGTGGTGCCTCTGTGAGTGTCTTCGCAGGGTTGGAAAACTTCCGTTCCATCTAAGAAATTCCTTAGGGGGGGAGCGCAAGCTCCCCCTCAGTGGGGGAGTGAGTGGAAATGTCAGGCACGGTTAGTACCCTGGTAAGGGAACGGAATTTTGGATTTATTTTGGATGAGAAGGGGGACGAATACTTCTTCCACGCTAGTGCGACCAAGGAGTTTAAGGTTATTGAAGCTGGGGATAACGTGACTTTCAAACCCCTCAATACCGAGAAGGGTTTGAGAGCAGTGGGGGTGAAGAAGGTTTAGGGAGGTGCAGTGGATCCTGCAATGAGGAGAAGAGAATATGCCCGGAGATCACTTGAGAGGGAATTGGAAAGTCTCAGGGCTGTTAGAAGAGCCATCTATACCTATCAGGAAAGGGAGGAAGTTGATGAGCAAGATACTATGTTTCCTTCGAGGTCGTCACAGTCCCAAACATCACCCTCGGAACCCCAGGGCATATATCTGCCAGATCTGTGGGAGAGTGGGGGATAACTTGATGGAGATGTATGGGGAGGATGGGGGGGAGGGGTATGTGGATGTGAGGCATTTTTATGATGGTTCCTAAGACAGAACTGATGTCTATCTTTGAGATGAGGAGGATGTTGAAGATGGCCCTCTTAGCCCTGGAGAGTGCTGATGGGACCTTTGGGAGTAAGGCTGAGAAGAGATTGCATCTCCTCTCCGCTGGGCATATCACGGATATGGTGAGGAAGGAGTTGGAGATGATCTTGAGGGAGGTTGTGTGATTCTCCTAACAAGGTGTCCACCTCATGGGAGATGGAGGGTTGAGCAGGGGGAAGTGCAATACCCTTCAGGGAAGCAAGGAGCCTTCCTAGCCGCTTGTGATGATACCGCCAAAGGGCCATTAGCCAGTATGGTAGCCCTCTGTCTAATCCCTGGAGGAATGCGCTGGATCACTGACGGTGATGCGATCTTAGAGGAATGGTTCGTTCCCCCTGGCCCACAATACTGGCAAGAAGCCCGACTGATGCTCATGGCTTTCCTGGATAAGTGGGATGCGATGGGACAGCAAATGACCCTCCCCGGAGTTGGTACATCCCCATCAACAAAGAGCTATCACGTTGGTCCCAATGGAGGGATTGTTTCTTCCACCCCTGTAGGTGGAGGTTACTCCGTAGTGACCAGTAAGGGAGCTGACAAGGTAGCCCCCCAGGTCCAAGCAAAGAAGATGAATTGCCCCCGCTGTCAAAGAGATCGCACCATCTATGAACCTAAGTGTTGGTGGTGTGGTTTGGACTTCCCAGACAACGTACCCTTCTAAAGGAGTCAATGACCAACCTATCCCCCCAGGAAGAACAGTACCAGTTGATGCAGATGTATAAGGATAGGAAGGTAGCTCTCAGGCACCTGCTCATAAAGGAGGGGTGTTCCCCCGGGGAGGTCATGAACCTCACCCTGGGGCAACTGGTAGATCTGAAATGGAACATGGGTCTGGAGGACTGATGACCTCCCGACGATCCTTCCTCAAGGCATGTGGTCTCTTCCTGGGTGCAGTTGGTTTAGGAAAGGCTACATGGACTGACTCACCAATATCACGGCTAGAGCCAATCGAGGTTGAGGGCATCTCAACGTTTGTATGCTCCAAACCTGGGGGTATTATCCTACTCAGGCATGACATGCAAATTGATTTCTACGATGTGCGTCCACGTAGACGATCAGTCGTCTCTCACCAGATCACTGATATCAACTACGAAACCAAGACGGTTACCTATAGGAGAATGTGGTGATCCCCCCCGTGGGCCCCGAGAATGCCCCTATCCTCCTCTATGCGGAGATGGATAAAGGGGTGTGGCCCTTCCAGGGGAGGTCTGGAGGCCTACTAAATCGCCTCTACTCCCGCCTGGGGTGGGATAGGGATTCCATAAGAATGGTCGTAGCTCAGGAAGGAGATGATGGCTTTTGGGACCAACCCAGTGTCATGTTGGCCATGGGAAGTCTCGCTGTCAGGAATGCCCTTAGACTCCCTAAGAAGGATTTCAAGCTGGAGAACTGGCATGGTTGTCCTTCAGGGAAAATCGTCCCCACCTTCCACCCCAACCATGCCCTAACCAAACCCGGTATGACTGGGGCCTTGTTATTCGATCTCAAGGTTGCTCAGGATGTCCTTCAGAGGAGGTGGAGGGAGGAACCTGCAGAACTGATAGTAGATCCTCCTGCGGAATGGTTTAGGGAATGGGTGAAGGGATTTCTCCATTGCACCTCCTCATGGTTAGCCGTAGATATTGAGACCCCACAGAAGATGAAGGCAGGGAAGGACGAAGGTAAGTTAGAGGAGGATCCCTCCTTTGAAATCATCAGAATCAACTTCTCCTACAACCCCGATCAGGGAGTAACCGTCCCCTGGGCTGGACAATACATCCCCTTAATTAAGATGCTCCTAAAAGCAGCACAGACAACCTGCTATTGGAATTCCCGATATGATGTACCCAGACTAAAGGCAAATGATTGTCCTGTAGGAGCCAACCCCTATGACTTTATGGTGGCTTGGCACCTCCTTCAATCTGATCTGCCAAAAGGGTTGGGGTTCGTCGCTCCTTTTTTCAGTTCCTTCGGTCCTTGGAAGCATCTCTCAGGGAGTGACCCAGGGACCTATGCAGCTATAGACGCTGTTCAGACCCTCAGGTGTGCTAGGGGGATTGCCAGGGATCTTGAGAAGGGAGGTCAGTGGGAGATCTTCCTCCGCCACTTCCATGACCTGGACACCTATGTCCTCCACCCAGCAGAGGAGGTTGGGCTACCTGTGGATGAGACCCTCCTGGATGCGTTTGGGGTAAAGCTGGAGGGGAAGAAGAGAGAGTTCCTGGACAAGATCTGCTCCCAGGTACCCCCTGATGCTCTAGCTCTCCATCCCAAGAAGGGGTGGAAGAAGGCGAAGACCAAACCCTTCTCCGTCACCTATAAGAGGGGGAAAGAGAAGCTGGTAGTTGAATATCAACTTGCCGACTTAATGGAGTTCAAGGAGAGGTGGTTTGTTGAGGCCCCCTTCAACCCTGCTTCTAACCCCCAGCTGTTGGCCTATATGAAGTGGAAGGGGGATAAGGGGGGGAAGGCGAAGGGGGCCAAGACTGATGCCCCCTCTACAAATAAGTTGGTCCTGGAAGGATTGGCGAAGAAGAACCCCTTCTATAAAGACATCCTGGATTTCAGAGCAGTGACCAAGGTGAAGGGGACCTATGTGGACGGTACTAAGAGACTCATTAAGGCTGATAAGAGAGTCCATCCCTCCTTCCTCCACACCCCTTCCACCTTTCGCTTGAGCTGTGTTGGTCCCAACCTTCAGAACGTCATCGCAGATCGGGAGGGAGCTGACTCCCTGGCAGCTGGCTTCAAGGATTGCATAGTAGCCGCATGAGTGAGTGTGTTTTCATAGAGGCCGACTTCTCTGCCATAGAAGCAATCCTTACAGGATGGTTTTGTGGGGATCCCACATACATTCGCCTTGCTAGATTAGGGGTTCATGCCTATCTAACTTCACACCTTGTAAACAAGCCAGCCGATCTAGGGTGGTCGGATGAAGTCTTGGGGGATTACTTCAAGAAGATCAAGAAAGCCTATCCCGTCAAGTATCATCAGGGGAAGGGCACCGTGCACGGAACGAATTTCGGTCAAACCCCCTATGGTATGGCCAAACTACATCCTCACCTCTTCACAATTTCCTCAGCAACGGCTCTACAGACCCTTTACTATAAGCTCTGCCCCAAGCTGAAATCCTGGCATAACAACCTCAGGCAAAGGGCACATAGACAGGGTTACCTAGGAGGGAATGATCACCCCTTCCACTACAAGCATTGGTTCTGGGAGGTGTTGAAGTGGAGTGGGGGGAAGGTTTCTCTCGGGAGAGATGCTAACAGGGTGGTTGCCTTCTACCCCCAGAGCACAGCTGCTGGGATCCTCAAAGAAGCCTGTCTTAGGTTGATGGATCCCGGAGGGGCCAACTACATCGGAGACACCTTCCATGGAAGGACCCCCATCAGAGCCCTCATCCACGACTCCATCCTCTGTGAGGTCCCCCTAGGGGAGAAGGATAGGGTCATCAGGGCTCTCTATAACGAGATGACCACTCCTATCAAAGTCCTCCCCTGCCCTAAGGAGTGGGGTCTGGGGCCCTACCTGACTATAGGGGTAGCAATCAAGGTAGGCCCCACCTGGGGCTCTATGGAGGAAATCGACCTGAAGGAGCTAGGTGTAGCTTCCGATACCACGGTAATCGATGCAGAGGAGGACTTGGATGAAGAGGTCGCCTAGTGTCTCATGACAGATCTCATAGAGGTCCCCGAGTGGGATCTCAGGGCAGTGGAGGAGGAAAGGTGGGTGAGGGTTTGTCTGAGACACCATTGTGCATATCAGGAGAAGTGTCCCAGAGGGAAAGAACTCCCCCTAAGATGGTGGGTAATGAAGGTCTGTTCCAAGCGAATCGCCTTCTTGGTAGGTTACTCGGGGATTATAGATGTCTTCCTAACCCAGGGGGAAGAGGAATTGTATCGGAAGTATTTAGAGGAGGATTGGAGTGAGGTGTGATCTCTGTTGGGGGGAGATGACCTTCCTCGGGCATTGTAAGTACATCTGCCGTTCATGTGGTTACTTTGTGGGGTGTAGTGATGGAATCTAGGATGAAGTTGAGTGAGGCGATTAGGGAGGGGATTAGGAAGGATGGGAAACAGGTCTTTGGAACGATGTTTTCCATTAAGTGGGAGAGAGGGGGTACCAGTACCGAGGGATTCATTACAGGCTGCTGTGCTCTAGGAGCAGCTTACATCGGTCTAGGTTATGACCCCCTTACTGATCCCAATGCCATTGTGTTGTTAGAAAAGCTCTATGGTGGGGATCTCGTAACCAGAGTCATAGAGTTGAATGATGGTGAATTATGGACCCGTGAGGACATTGCGGGCCACCTAGAGTCCATCGGACAATGACCTCCCTCCAGGGGAAAGGAACCTTCCCGAAGTATCAGAGGTCCCTCTCTCCAGGAGAGGTCATGGCCATTAGGATCCAGTGTTGGGAGCAGGGCTGGAGGATCAAGGATATCTTGAAGAGATATCCCATCTCTCGCAAGACCGTCTCCCGCCTTCTCAACAGACAGACCTACAAGGACATCCCATGAACCCCTTGATTCTCCCAGAGGAGAGGGAGTATAGTCAATATATGAATCACAATTGCCCAAAGTGCCTTTCCAACCTCACCACCAGATGCCTCTTTATGAACGGGGTATGGAACTGGGTCTGCCTAATGTGCGGTAAGCAGTTCCTGTGAATACCTGCACACATCCCCACCCTTGTGGGGAGTGTGGGGAGCTATATGATTGCTTCCACCCAGAATGCCAGGGGTTGACCTGGGGTGGGGTATGTGACTTCTGTTCTTGGCGAGCAGAGATGTCCCTGAGGGAGATTAAGGAAATCTTCGGTTAAGGAAGGTAGGTTTTAATGAAGCCCAGAATGAAGACCGTCCTCGCTCTACTGATCTACTTCGCCTGTGTAGGGTTGGTCTTCCTGATGGAATACCTCTTTCCTAACAAACCCTTTGGAGGACACTAGTTGTTCAATTCCTTAGAACAGGTAGAAATGAGAAGGTTGGTTGAAGCTGGGATCGGGGCCAGGGCTGCCTTAGTGGCTATGGAGGGGGTGATGGGGACAGAGTTCTCCCCTGATCTCCGACCCATTATTGCCAACACCCTCCACCCTCTCCTGGAGTGTGTTGAAGGAGCCACCAATGCCCTAGGTAACCTCACTGGGGCTATTTGTGAAAGGGATGAGAGAGCGAAGGTGGCGAGGAGATTGGATCCGAGGGAGGTCTTTGTCGCAGAGGCCCTAGCTGCCCTCAACGATGCTATTGATGAAGGGGAAGAGGGGCTCAGAGCCCTGGACACCCTAACCCTCCTCCTCCCCTCCAACCTCCTGGTTAAGGCATCCAGGGTTAACATGGTAAGGACTCTGGCAAGGTTGAGGCTCTTCGATCAGAGCCTTCCCTACGAGTTCCCTCTAGCTTGGCCCAACATGGACCCCCTCCTAGAGAGGGATATGAAAACCAACCTCTGGAGATCCAAGGGGCAATACCTCTATGATGCCCTAGCAGCCCTGATCCATGGGTACTCTGCCGATCCCACCCCTCTCCTCCCTGCAGACCTCTACCTCCTCCAGACGGCTCTGGAGTATGGCTGGAAGATCCAGGACGATTTAGGTAAGGTTACCTTGAGGGTCTCCGGGATTCCCTACACCCCCGGGGAGAATGGCCTAGCCGTCTCCTTCTGGACCCTTGCCGGAACCACTTCCAACAGGTGGCAGTTCTGCATGACCAACACCGCCTCCCTCCTCAACTCAGCGACGGTGGAGGATCACCCCCTCCTGCAACTGGATGCAATCTATGCACTTGCAAAGGGAACAGATGCTTGGAAGAGAGCAGAATACGTGCTAGGATTACTCCCCGTTATGGCAGGGTGGATGACTCCAGGGAAGGCATTTGGGACCTAAGACCAGTTCAGAGATCCTCGCTGAGATCAGGGCTCTCAGGGATGAAATTAAGCGGTTGCTCAAAGCTCAAGAAGACCTCCTCAAGATCCCGATTGGGTTCTCTGGGGAGGTCATTTCTAAAATAGGGAGGGATGTATGATCAGGTTCGACTTCCGTGGGGAGAAGTGGGCCATCCTCTTCAGGCATGATCACATGGTGGGGACTTCCTGTATTGTCGTTAAGGAGGAAGGTCTCTGGGATGAAGGGAGGTTGAAGGGGAAGATGAAGTATCGGGTTATGGGAGAGGGATCCACTTCCCTCAACCCTGTGGATCGGGGGAGGTATAAGAAGGAGTTCGGGCGGAAGATGTCCCTCAAGAGAGCCCTGGATGGAGCAGGGATCCTTGATAAAAAGGAACGTCTTCTTGTCTGGAGGGCTTACTTTGGGAGGTTTGAGGAAGAGGAGTATTACGTCAAATGAGCATCTACTTCTGGTCTGACACCCACTTCAACCACACAGGGATTATTAAGTATTGCAAGAGACCCTATGCGGATGTGGCTGAGATGAACCTAGCCATGATGGCTCAGTGGAATCGCACAGTGAAGCCCAACGATACCATCTGGTTTGTCGGAGACTTCGGCTTCCATGCGAAGCATGAAGGAACCACCCCTCTAGATGAAATCTTCTCCAACCTTTCCGGTCATAAGAACCTTGTCATCGGAAACCATGATGAGAAGAACCCTAAGGTCTTGGCCCTCCCCTGGGAGAAGAAGGTTGACCTAGTAACCGTCAGGGATGAAGGAGGGAGAAGGGCCATGGTGTGCCACTATCCCATGGAGACCTGGAAACAAGCCCACCATGGTTACCTCATGATCCATGGGCACTCTCATGGATCCCTGAAGACCAAGCTCCCTCATAGGTTTGATGTGGGGGTGGATGTGGAACCAGTACCTGTGAGATTTGAAGAGTTGTGGGAGAGGGCCCAAGCCCAGACCTTCTCCCCAGTTGATCATCATGGGGAAGACATGTGAGAACCTTCCTCACCATAGGTGAGGCTCAGGCAGCCTTAGGAGGGGATAAGCTCGGTACGGTCTACCATAGGGTGAGGGAAGGGGTAGCGGAGGTGTATGTGGCTACCCAATACGGGACAGGTACCTTCCCCAGGGATGAATGGATGTTGAGGTGTTGTGAGGCTTGCTTCAGGGATGTAGAAGGCAGACAGTCAACCCGAGGAGAACAGCCAAGGCCAGGACCATATTTAGTCCCCAGAGAATCTCCTCCCTCTTGATCCTTACCAGGAGATAAGCGCAGAGGGAGGAGAGGAGCATTTTAGGGAGGAAGATCCACAAGCCACATATTTCTCCGCCTACCCTAATGAGGGGGTTGCCTTCATTATTCCAAGCACCTGGAAGATAGGTCACTATATACATTGTTGTAACCGCATCCAAACAATTAAGTAGGACAAACAACCACATGACTTTCATATATGAGCCCAGCGACGACGATTAATGATTTTGGAACTGGAACCTCTTGAGAGACCAAATGCTTGAGAAAGAGTTTTACCCTCAAAACTGTAATTGCTTAAATATCGAATAGCAACGTACCTGCTGCTCTGTAACCTTGGCCATACCATGATCACTGCCGTGTAGTTCACCAGCTCTGCCCTTCGCAACTTTATCAGCTACATTGTCCGCTGGAGTGCCTAGAAATAGATGTGTGGGATTGACACATGCCGGCACATCACAGTGGTGTAACACCCACAATCCTTCCGGAATTGGGCCAATAGTTATTTCCCACGCTATTCTAGTTGCCATACATTGCCGTCCATTAACCTTAATGGCTCCATATCCTGCGGATACCTTACCAGCCTGCCATAACCAACAATCAGCAATGGTTCTTTTGGCTACTTTAGACCAGAACCGTCTTGTTATGCTTGGTCTCACCAGGTTGTGGGAGACGTGAAGCCTGAAGTTAGATGCTCGTCCTTAATATCCACCAGCACGTGCATTAGCTCATGGTAGAGGGTATCCCTCTTGGCAGCTGGGGAATCGGTCTTCTTAATGAAGATCGTTCGTATCGCACACATCCACCCCCCCGATGCCTCCCCATCCCCCATCTCAGCTTCCATCTGCCTCTTCCCGACTTGCTTGACTTTGATCCTGACTCCGAAGGGGAGATTGACTACCCTAGGGATTCTCCTTCTGGCTGGGTTAGGACCCGGCATACATGTCCTTCAAAGAGCTTAGGCTGATGAATTGAGGATCATAGGCCCCATCCTTTACGTGCCTCTTAACAATAATCTGCCGACGATGCGTATTGCCTTGTGGAGTTAGATAAGTTTCATCATGAAGATAGCAAATGCCTGCCATAAGCCCAATCATCATCGAACCATTGCGAGAGTCCTGTAGGTACATGTCTGTGATCTGGACGTGTCCTTGAGTAGCGGATTGATGGGTTTTTTTAATCAGAGCCTTGGCATTAGTGACAGGTCGGCCCATTACACCACTGGTAAAATAATGGCTATATAATATCCCATCCACTTCCACAACTTCCAAGAATGGATATACTTCCCATCCCTGTTCCTTATACCCAAGATCATCCAGTGACATGATCCCCTCTAATTGAGAGGGGTTATCTTCAATAGCTCGGGTAATGCGATCTTCGTGGTTTCCTAGGAGCATAATCATGCGTGGAGTATAGGGTTTGTGCTTAGCTGCTTTTTGCGCCCTCTGTAGCGCCCGAAGGGGACCAAGAAGCATATCCATGGCTGTATAGACGGCCATGATGTCATCCTGGTAACGTCTCCCCTCAAAGCAACGTTTTCCCTTATCGTAGCTACTCAAACTTTCGAGGTCAGCGAAATCCCCCAAGCACAGAAGGATCTCTGGCTTCTCATCACAAATGTACTGCCCTATCCATTCAAGGTGGGATAGGTCTACTCCTTGCTTGGATTGAATGTCCGGTAGGACCACATGAGTGGTACCACTCAAGCAGCAACCTTCTGATTACCCAAGTCATTATATGTACGCAACACTGCCTTAGCGAACGTTACCATTTCTACAGGAGTGGCAAAGCTTTTCATATTGTTAGCAAGGTGGCTAATGACTTGAATGTTGCCGGGAACATAACCAAGAGAGGGAATAATACGATCTAGGCTAGGGCTTTCCTTGCCGCCTCCCGGCGTACCATGATGCTGTGGGATTAAGGGAATACCCAAAAAGGGACACAGGTCTGGAATCACTATATCGGAACGCTTAATCGCGAAGGGAACACCAGTCTTACGTGCCCGTATGCGAGCGGAGGCGAGAAGCACAGCAGTAGGATGTTTACTACGCCACTTCAGCCCATATGCCTGTTGTTTGCTGCGGGTCTTTTTATAGTTACCCCGCACTGAGGCATTCAAGCGTTTGCGATTAGCCTTACGCCATCGTTTATGATACGCCGTAGAGCAAGGTCTACATTGACTGACAGGCTTTGAATTCCGCATACGGAAGGCACTAAATGGCTTACTAAGCTTACATGTTGCACAAGTAGATACTAGGTCCTCGCTACCTGTGGTAGATGTCAGCAATGGCTATACAAAGCCTCCTAGGTTATTCAAGATCCAAACGGAGTTCCGACCAAATCACACTCAAACTATACAGAGGCACTGTACCAGCCCCTGACAGAATGGCCATCCCCAGACAATACATCGGAGGGATGACCAGACTCCCCAAGAGGGCAACCTGATCTCCCATCCCCACATTGGCTCCTGCTAACTGAAGGGTACTGGTAGCTTGGAACCAAGCACTCCCAGCGGGGAAGACCACAGCCGCTCCCCACCTTGCCACACTACTATTCACAGCTTTCCCAAGGGCCTGAGAGGAATAATTAGCAAGGGCAGTGGGGATGTTGGCGGCAAGGAGAGGTCCGTTCGATAAGGCAAGGAGGAGGGTTGCTCCAACGGTAGGAGTACCAGAGCCCAAGTAGAACCCTACTTGGTCTATGGCGAGGGAGACAGCAGAATCAGTATTATACAAACCAATCGTTGCAGTGGTTGTGGGGATGGCAGTAACCGGGGCAACTCCGCTCGCGATAACCTGGCAACCTCCAGCAAATCTTTTCCCGCTCCTAGCGGTTTCAATGTTGGGGTTCTCCACCTGAGCAACCCTCAAACTCCCCAGGGTGGTTAGGGAGAGAGACTTCATAGTCCCCACCCCTAATCCATCCGCAAACCTCTCAACCGTTCCCTGCGATGTGATCAAACTCATTCGGATCTCCTCAAGATTAATAGCTCCTTCAACAGTAGGAGAATGGAAGTGAGGATCTCCTCCTGGGTACGGTCTGCGATGATTAGGCTGGATCTACCATTAAGGACTACGGAGGTGGGGGTGCTCATCTTTCCCTCTCTAACTCCACTAGTTCCAGGAGGGTTAGATAGATATCTGTTAGTAATTCATCTGTAGAGGGGGCATAGGTGAAGGTGGTATCTAGCCCATTCACCACCTCCACTGTGGTATCTCCGAAGGAGGAACCATGGACATGGTCACTCCTGGAGAGGGCATTGGAGGTACCCTCCTCATTCTCTGTCCCTATATCTACCGGTACCCCAGTAAGGACATCATGGGTGTGGTCTGTGGGGGCCACTCCGAAGGTTTCTGTTCCTGGGGAGGCATCTACCCCTGCCTGGATTTGCTCTGGGGGAGTATTGGAGAAGAAGGCGAAGGAGGTATTGGCTATGCAAGCAGAAAGCTTCTCCAACATCTGTTGGAGGTCCCTGGAGACATCCCTCCACTCTCGATCCACAAGGATTGGAACAGGATCCAAGAACCTCTTACCAGAGCCGATGGCCATCTATTCCTAACCCCACGGGTGATAGACTGCCGGCCATGGAACATCCTTCCATATGACATTGTGCTTAATCGAATGGATATTGCTAAATCCTACACGATAGAGGCGAGCTAGATACGGTACAGTGCTCCCATTGACTAGTTGTTGTTTAATGTCCTCAACTTGTGATTTGGTAAGTTTAATGGAAGGTCTTCGGCCCTTAGCTATGGCATCTCTGGCGTTGTCTAAATGTGTCCCTAAGAACAGGTGAGAGGGATTGACGCATTGATGTACATCACAGGTATGGCAGATGAGGATGCCATCGGGTATGGGACCACGATACAGTTCCCATGCAACACGGTGAGCAGCCAAATAACGTCCTTTGGGATTTGACTTAGTTCGTGTTGATCGGATTATTCCATATTTGAGCTTGCCTCTATTAGCACCAGTCCAAAGCCAACAACCTGTGGCAGGTTCACGATAAATCTTGGCCTCAAACCTTGCCTGGAGACTCTGTCCTCTCATGAATCACTGCACCCCCTTATTACCAAGGTAACAGACGAAAAAGGGCTTATTGGTACTTAAGGGGTTACGGGAATACGGGACCGTTTTGCAGCAGAACGGGTTACATCGGCTAGAACTACCCGGCGTTGACGACGATAAATATTTTCGAGTACGTCGGCTCTAGTCTTACGCCCAGGTGTAAACTCAGGCGATTCTTCGTTTTTGGGGAGCCTGAGGTACGTCGGATCTTTCAGGACCACCATCGCAGCCTTGGAGGCAGCCACCTGAGCCTTCTCCAGACGAGAGATCTCCTCTTGGGTAAGGGTGATCTTCCTCCCCTCCACGTAGATGCTCCTCTTGGGGCGAGAGGGGGCCCAGCCGATGGAGGCAAACTCTCTCCCCAGATCTCCCTCTTCCCCCTTCTCTTCAGACCTCGGGAGGGGGGAAGCTAACCTTTCCAGGGGGGTACCTTTCCTCAACCTTTCAGCCCCAGAGGGGGAGGTCTGGGCTGGGAGGGTTCTGGAGGCGAAGGGGATCCTAGCGGTGATGGGATCCAGGGTTGCTGTATCGGTCTGCCTAAACACTGGATCGATAGCCTGGGCAGTCTTGGCCACGATGTTGGGGACCAAGGAAGCCTCCATCTGTCTGATCCATCTCCCCCCATACCTAACCGGGTCATGCCATGCGGTGGCGAAACCTTCTAGACCAGCCAAGAAGGTTTTGGAGGTAAGATTCTCCCCAATGGATCCAGCGATCTTCTCAACTGCGTCATGAGGGTTGGAGAAGGCTCCGGATTGATGCCCCTCAACTACGTCAGCTGCCATCCCTATGATGCTGCTGATCGGCTCAAAACGTTGCAGGCTTACGAAAGACTTCCCTATCTTGATCGAATAGGGCTGCCAACCACTCTCCTCCAACGCAGCCCTCAACTTCGGATCGCTTGGCCCCCCACCAGTAACAAACCCCTCCGCAGCTGCCATACCAAACCCTAGGGCAATCATTGAACCTGTTAGGGGTTTGGCGAGGGCATCCATATCCGCTCCAGACAGAGTCCCGTTCTTCACCTTCCTGATCAGGTTGGGGATACTCACCTCCCCATGGAGGAAGGCTAGGGGAGTTCGCTTCAAGGTTGCCTTGGCAACGTTAGCAGGGACAGTGATAAAGGGGAGGAGAGCGGATCCAATCAGGGGATGAGAGGCAGCTAATCCCTTCACCGCCTGACCAATGGGTCCTAGGGCGGATTGGAAGGTATCCTCCAGGTAGGCACTCTGGATCTGTTCAAACTCCTCCTTATACCTCCCATAATGCTTGCTCTCCTTCCCGTTGGAGGCAACATCCTTCATTTCTTTAAAGAGTCTGTTGTATTCAGCCTTGAAGGCATCCCCCTTCAACCCCTTCCCCTTTGCCTTTCGAATAGCGAGGTCAGAGGCCTGCCCAAACCCAGACAGATGCTTGAAGACAGAGTCCCAAGCATCCATGATCTTGAAAGGAACCCTGATCCCCTCTCCCAACTTCCCTGGGATAGCGTTGGGGTAGTCTTGGGTCTTTCCGCCGAATTTATTTTCTAGAGGATCGAGGGTGACTCCGAAGTGATTTCTAACTAGGTTAGAGATAGCCCCATCCTCCCCAGAAAGGGCAGCCTTATAGGCTCCCATCCTGGCGGGGATTTCGTCCATGAACCTTTCCCTTTTAGACCCGGTTAGTTTGCTCCTGGCGGAATCCAAACCCACCGCTAAGGTATGTTCCCAATCTGAGAGCCCCCTGACAAGGGCATTGGATCCGATGTTCGCTATCCAGGAAGGGGGTCCACTGACAAGGCCTGCCTTGTAGGCCTCTGAGAACATCTCCGACCACTTAGGATCCTTGGCCTTCTTCAGGGCTTCTTTGTATTCTGCCGGAGAGCCCTCTTTATGGATCTTGAGGAGAGCAGAGGTCCCTCGTTCGGTGAGTCTGGGGATTTCTTCTTTGAGAGAGGTGTGGGTGGGAGCAGTCTCGTTGATAGATGCCCTCTTTGGAAGAGGTATCGGCTTAATCCCCTTCAACCCCTGAGGGCCAAGAGCAACAGCTCCAGCCTCAGAGGGACCGAAGGCTTCATCCTTCTTGGCCTTGAAGGTCTCCCAATGCTCCTGGGCCCTAGCCCAGAGTCTCTTTAGGTGAGGGGTGATCCCTTCCCCAAACTCTGAGATCATCCTCTTACTGGCAGTTGCGAAATCTCTGACTCCTTTATCGATCAAGGAGGATAGATATATGACGGTATCCTTGAAGGTCTTCGCCCCTTGCCATGCTGCTGCGCCAAGTTCGTTGGCAGTACCCTTCTGGGTATTGAGACGGTCTAAAGCATCCTTTCCAGCTCTCTGAAGGAAGGAGAGAGGGGCCTCTGGAGGAGTATTGGCCACTGTCTGCTTAAACCTATCTTCGATAGTGGTAGGGGAACCTGGGGGGAGTTGTTTGGACTCGGGGAGGATGGGGGTGGCTTCAACAGGAAGGTCGGTTGGGGGAGCCTCCCCATGCTCAATAATCGCGTTCCCAACCTCATCTGAGATGAGGGGATTGGTGGCGTTATCCCCTTGGGAGAGGAGGGCTGTTTGCTTATCTATGAGGGCTTGCTGAGCAGAGATCTTCCCAGGATCCCTAACCTTCCCCCCCTCATGAGGGGGCATCTTGGAGTTGGCATCCCTGGTACGGGTGGGGGAGAAGGTTCGCTTTCCATTCCCGGGGAGGGTAGGGGGAGTGACCCCCGGAGGAGATCCGGGGGGACTAGAGGTTAGTCCGTCACCTTCATTCCCTGGAGTTGAGATAGAGCCAGTTTGATCCCCTTCACTTCCTCCGGAGACAGTTCCCTTGGCTTTACCGCCTTGGGTCTCACCAACATTGTCCCCCAGCTGCTTACTGACGTTCGATACCCCCCCATTGGCCGGGGAGGATCCTCCTTCTCCTTCATCTCCCCCTCCCTTATTCCCGCCTAGTTCTTCGTCCGATCCACTTCCGACAACTTCTTTCCCGGGATCAGAACTATCGGAGGTTCTCCGGG